GGCGCGAGACAGTGTGCCGATGGCGTCAATGGCCGCCTGTGCGCGACGCTCCAATTCGCTGTAGTCGCTCATCAAAAACGCTCCTTGTTGCCGTATCGGCTGGACAGTGGGGTTACCTTGGCGGGTGCAGCTTCGGTGGGTTCTGGCTTCCAACCGGCGGCGAGGTTTTCGAACCGGTTGTACTGGCCCAGGAAGGCGGATCGGACGGTGCCGGTCTCAACGTCACGGCCCTTGCCGACGATGATTTCCGCGATGCCTTTGGCGTCGGAGTTTTCGTTGTAAACCTCGTCGCGGTAAACGAAAAGGATTACGTCCGCGTCCTGCTCAATCGCGCCAGATTCCCGAAGATCGGAGGGGATCGGCCGCTTATTTGGGCGTTCTTCACACTTGCGTGAAAGCTGGCTGAGCAACACGACAGGGATTTGCAGCTCGCGGGCAAGCAGCTTGCAGCCACGGCTGATGCTGCTGATTTGCTCGGTACGGTTACCCCCTTCGCCGTCCATGAGTTGCAGGTAATCGACGACGAGCAGGTCCAGGCCGTAGCGCATTTTGTGGCGGCGAGCCAGGGAACGGATGCGCCCAACGGTTGCGCCCGATCGGTCAGCGAAAAAGAGGTTGGCATTGCGCACTGAGCTGGCAGCGGCCATTTGCTCAGGCCCGTGGGTCTGGCAGGCCGTGCCGTTCTTGAGTAGCGCGAGCGGTATGCGACCCTCGGATGCAATGACACGATCAAGCAACTGGCCCTTGCTCATTTCCAGGCTGACGACAAGGCACGCTTTTTTGGCGTGAATCGCATTGTGGGCAGCGAACCCCATGGCCAGGGTGGTCTTGCCCATGGCAGGACGTCCGGCAACGATGATCAATTGCTCAGGCAGCAAACCGCCCAGTTTTTCGTCAAGCTCTTTAAGGCCCGTAGAAAGCCCCATGAGCGTTTCGCCGGTCGCATGGCGGTCATGCCTTTCCTGCCATACCTCAACCTGCTCTATCAGCACGTCAGAGGCCTTCACGACCTCATCCGTGTTGCTGCCGCTGTCAATTGCGAGCGCAGCGGCTTGAATGGCGGATATTTTCGACTGTGTGTCCTGATCTCCCTGGGATATATCCATGGCCTGGCTGCCGAGTTCGTACAACGCTCGGTCGATGGCACGCTCACGCACGATCTGCGCATAGGTGCCGGAGTTGGCAACACTCGGCGTGTTACGCACGATCTCGGCGCAGTAGGCAAACGCCGGGGTGCCGGTTGAGCCCAGTTCCCCGATGTGGTTGCCCACCGTCAGGAAGTCCACAGCCTGGCCCGTGGAGCGAAGCGCCATGATTGCGCGATACACGTCCGCGTTCTCAGGGAAGTAGAACGACTCGGCCGTCAGGTCATCGCTCAGGGTGTCGATCAGTTCGGGGCGCTGCATCATCGCACCCAGCAAGCCGTGTTCGGCTTCTATGCTGTAGGGTTCACGCATTGTAATTGCCCTCCACAACCTTGACGAAGTTGCGAGGTGCAATCAGCCAGTCGAACGAGGCGCGGAACGGCGAGTCGCCATTGCGGCCCTCGGCACGGCCGGTCAGGAAGCGTGAAGCCTTCACGGAGGCGAAGTAGTCAGCCCAGAACGAGAGGTCACGGTGAACCTCACTTTCGCGCCACCGAGCTTGCAGGGTCTTTTTGCGTCCAGCAGTCAAAAGGGCAACAGCTGGTAATTCAGGGAGCGCCATGTGGTAGAGATTTACGATCTCCTGATACGGGCATGCATCCACTGCCGGTGCCGAGCGAACGACCTTTTCTGCCAACAGGTCTTCTTGCTCAGGTTGACGCCCCGCGTCGACGACTACTCCGTTAGGAGTAGTATTTGTATTTCTTTCTTTTATGTGTGTAATTTCCAACACAGTGGCATGTATGTTTTTCACACAGTGTGTAGATTTCAACACAGTAGTTTTTGGGTCTACTTTCCACTCATTTGACGGCAGAAAAGTGATCGGATCACGGCTGCCACCATCACGGAAAAGTACCCGCTGACGGATCAAGGAATTGATCGCCCTGGACACGTTTGCGCGCTCGCTATCAGCCCCTTCTTCGCCGTACATCATCTTGGCGATATACAGAGCTGCTACCTTCACGGAGTCCTTGTTGTAGCCAGCAGTGAGGCGATGCACGGCAAGTGCCACGCGAAGCTCACGTCCTGACAGCTCGGCCCTGATTAGGGCCTCATACAGTGTGTTTTCCATCCGGGTGAAGCCCCCGGCCGATTTAAGTTGAATGACGTTGCTCATGCCGAACCCCCTACGTGCAGCAGGGATGCCTTCAAATGCTCAAGGCACTCACGGCGGAACCGGTTCTTTGATTCTTTGGTGTACTGGTAGCGAACCATCTGCGCGGCATGCATAGCTGCAGACTGGTGAAAGCTCATCCCATGGGTCGAAAACCCTGGGGTGTTGACGCGTTCATTGAGATTGGGCATTATTCGCTCCAGAACTTTGTTGTAAGTGCTGCACAAGAAGCCGGGATCGCACCCCGGCTTTTTTGTGCGTCCGATTTACCGTTTCGTTGTTTCATTGGCAGACCCTCAATAGTCCCTCAGGGACTTATCAGCCCTTGCGTCCTATGGAAGCGACGTTGCTCCGGCTTCTTGGCGGGCGCGTCATTCGATCTAGCGCCTCGTTCATGATCTTGGTTGTCAGCTGTTCGGGCGTGATGCCTTTCGCTTTGGCTAACAGCTCCAGTTGCGATTGGCCTTTCCCGTCAAGCCAGACTTCCAATGGTTTTCTTTCAGGCACAGGGCCTCCTGGGCCACTTCAGGCCACGTCAGTTTTCGCGTTAAGCTCTTCCATCATTTGGTTCAGGCCACGCTCAAGGATTTCTCGGGCGAGGACGGCTTTCTGTGTGCGCTGGAATCGCGCCATTGCTGTGAGCAGATCGTCGGCCACCTCGTCCAGGCGGACCTTGGTGGGTTTGTCGTGCATATGGCTTGGGTCGAAGTGCATCGTTTGGCTCCTTTGAGCAGGCAAGGTGATTTAGGCGGCTTGAGTTGCAGTGTTCTTGGCGGCTTCTTCGCGCTCAGCCAGCAGAAGCTCGATAGCTTTGCCTGTGCTGTAGCCAACCATCGTGCCGCTGGTTGCGCGGGAGATCGTGGCCTGCGTGGTTCCGCAGTGTTCAGCTACTTCTGTCTGCGACAGCCCGAGCTGGAAAAGGCGATTCAACATCTCTTGAACTGTCATGACTGGAATCCTATGAGGTTTTGCATGATTAATCATACGAATATGCATTAGCTCATGCAATAGAATTCTATTAATCCGCATTCGTATATTTGGTGAGTCATGGATATCGCTGGGCGCATACGCGCAAAAATGGCCGACATTGGCCTGAATGAAACGCAGCTCGGCAAAAGGTCTGGTGTTCCTCAGCCAACAATCAATCGGATACTGTCAGGCGAGAGCGAAAGCCCGCGTATGCCGACTATTGCCAAGTTGGCACGAGCACTTAAGGTTTCCCCTGAGTGGCTTATGTATGGAATTGGAGATGACACCTTTGATGCCAACGTTGAGTCAGCTCAGGGACCAACGCGATATTATGAATACCCGGAAATTAGTTGGGTGCAGGCTGGGGTGGCGGCGGAGGCAATGGATTTGTTCAACGTAGGCGACTTCGAAGCGATGCACCCATCCGACGCCTGGGCCGGGCCTAACGGCTTCTGGCTAAAGGTCAGAGGTCCATCCATGACCTCGACGAATGGAATGAGTTTCAGCGAGGGGATGCTGATCCTGGTGGCGCCGGGTGGCGACGTGGAGAATGGTCAATATGTCGTAGCTAAGCTGATAGACACTAATGAAGCGACGTTCAAGCAGTTCATATGGGACTCGGGCCGAGCCTACCTAAAACCTTTGAACCCTGCATTTCCCACCGTAGAGGTGGATGACACATGGTCAGTCGTTGGGCGTGTGGTTGACGCAAAGTGGCCTAGATCGGCGCTGTAGCGTTACAACTAAAGGGGGTTAGCGGCATGCTTTGGCGCCACATTATTTTTGGTCTGGTAGTTTACCCGGCGCTCTGCATCGCAGGCGAAGGTGAGAGTGGTCTGACACGAAGCGGGAATGCATACTCGGGCGCCAAGTCGGTTACCTGGTCATCCAGTAAGCCGACAGCCGATTCTTTTGAGTTCCGCGTCAGTGCGCTCTATCCCAAAGGCCAGCAGACCCCGTATGCCTACCGGGTTGAGATATCAACCGAGTCCAATTACTGGAAGTACCTACAATGTGGCGGCCAGGACAGGATTACGGCCGTATCCGAGGACGGGAAGAACGTTGTAACCATTGACCTGCAGTACTCAAACAGCTTTGACGATGGGCGCAGCAGGGAAACATTCAGCTCCACTGTCCCATTGCAAAGCATCAAGGCCCTGGAGAATTCGAGAGCAATTATGTTTTCCGTATGCGGCACCACCGGGAACATCACGCATGATGCGTCGGAAGGCTCTGCCCAGGTGCTGAAAGCAACCCTTTAGTCGACATCGGAAAGAGAACAAACCCGCCGCTGGTGGGTTTTTTTACGCCCATGAAAAATATTATGCAAAAACGTATTGACCAATATTATGAGGATTCGTATAGTCACTCCATCGAGTCGCCAGATAGGGACTCACCAGGGCCTCACCGCCCAACGCAACAAGGCAGCGATGAACCGGCCTCAACGGTTCAGAGGGTTGGCAACTGACCCGGGTGTGCAGCGTAAAGCACCAGAAGCAGTTATCCGGCGGACAGAGTCGCGGTCGGAGAGAAGGAAACAACGGAATTTTTCACTGATGCCCATCCAGAGCGGTGGGCAGCGGGAAAACAACCGGAGAAACACAACATGAGCATCACATTCGACGCGGACAGCGTCAGCGTAGAAGGCGTAGGCAGAAGCAGCCACGTGCGTGTCACGGTAGATGCGCAACCTCGGGATATTGCCGCAGAGCTGGATATAGACGATCGCCTGCATGACTTGGAGCCTCACGAAATTGTGAACCACATCGGCGCGGGCAAGCTGCTGGAAACCATGGACGAGGCCGAGATATCCGAATGGCTGGCCAGCAGCAACGTAGACCCGAACGATTTCCTCAGCGCTATCGGCGAGGAAACGGTCTTGAAGTGGCTCAACAACGAGTGAATCACCAGCGCCACGAAAGCCTGTCGTTAACTGCCCGATCCTCTCTATGAGAGCGTATCGGATATAGCTCGGCCTTCTGCGTGATAGCAGGGTGGCCACCTTGTCCTGAGCTGGTGCGATCAATAGCGCCTTGTGAAGACGGGCAACACTCGGAGGGATTCGAGCTATATCCGATGCGGACGAAACTGCGGCTTATAACCGCCCACCTGCATCACCCAACCTAACCGGAGATCACCATGCTCCTACTGCTCCTGATCGGCGCAGCGCTCAGCCATGCGCGGCCAGAACCGCCACCTGATGACGGCCTGCCAACCGATCCCGTGCGCTACCACCGTGAGCGCTGGCGAACGATCACCGGGTTCACGGCGTTCTGGCGCTACTGATCCCGCCCAAAAACCTGACAACTACTGCATCCGAAAGCCCGGACGTCCAACCGGGCTTTTTTACGCCTCGCCTCTACCCGTCAGCACTCCCCGGCACCCATCGGTAAACAGCCGTGCGTGAGTGTTGAGCGAATACAGGTGAACTAACGAATCAACGGAGCAGAACAAAATGACCATTACTTTTAGTGCAATCGTTTATCAGCAACTGCGTCTTGATGGTTTCGTGGCAAGTGCTGCGCTTTTTTATGCCCGTAAGGCTAAAACCGCCGAGCTGATGAACTTTCGCTAACCCCAAACACTGGAGGTCGCCATGAGCGATATCAAACCTATCCGCGCGAATAGCCGTGACGGCGGCGACACCTATCGCATGCTGAACATGATTCACGTCATGGCCGGCATGCTGGCAAACGAGCCAAAGAAGCACTTCACCCTGGCTCGTACGAACAGCGACCCTCAGTACGGGCCAATTATCACCGTCTGGACAAATGGAGTCGTCGATGTAGAGGCGCGGACTTGGAGGGATCAAGAGCCGGCTTACCACGAATACTCGATGACGCGAGTAGTCGTCCCGCCCACCGAATAACGCCACCCTGGAGGCAGCATGCACCCCGACATCCAAATGCGCCGCGATATAGTCGATGGCCTGCATCAGCGTTCCCGTCTCGCCACTGCTGAGTTCTACCGGCTGATTGATCGGCCTGAGCCGGTGGCTGCCTTTCGGATGATGGTCAAACCAGCAGGCCGCGACTTTTTTCATGTAGTGGATAGCCAGACCGATAAGGTCGTTGGATTTCGCCGCAACCACAACGACGCCTGCGCCCTCGCCCGGAGCCTGGAGCGTGATCAGTGAGTCTGCAGCAGCGTGACCACGACACGGCTGTCGGATGGATCAATGGCGAGCTTGCCGAGCTTAGGAGTGCGGTAGGAAAGCCAAACGCGAGCGCAGCAGCGCGCTCAGCGATAACCCTCGCCTTCCTTCTGCGCGCCATCAGCGACACCGAGCAGAGAGAGTTTCAAGCGCGTATCGACGACATCTACAAGTCCTCTCGCGCAACGGCTGCCTAAACCCAACTTCCAAACATCACCCGCGGTACCTTCTGGCGCCGTGATGGAGGCTCTATGTCTCAAGAAAATGAATCTCCCCTCTCTGCTGCCGATCTGCGGACGATTGCCTACGCCGCGCCCACCGCCAAGATCGAGCGCGAAGAACTAGATGCTGCCCACCGTCAGGCTGAGCGGGAGCGCATCGAAAAGCTTGGCGGTTCTGCTGAGCTGGTGTTGGACCTGGAAGCCAGGCTTGCCGCCGCCGTCGATGATCGCAAGCGCGCCCAGGTCGAGGCGAACTACGCAAAGAAGAAGCTGGAGCAGGTTTTCGAGTCGGTCAGTGCTGCGGTGGGCCGGGATGTTCGCCAGCTCAGCGTCGTGCACCTCGGCATGGCATTGACAGCCAGCCAGTCGAAGCTGGTCACGCTGGCCGGCTACATCGACCGATCACTCACCCTGGATGACCTCGTAGTGCTGAAGCGAGTAGCCAGCAACCTGGGCGTCATACAACCCCAGACCATGGCCCAGGCCGCGCAGCTGATGGGCCTGAGTTACCGGAGGGCTGTATGAGCCCTGCTATGGCCGCCCAATTTGACTGGATGACGGTAGGCGCCTTCTCGCCGGACAGATTCACCGGCGACCAGCGCAAAGAGTACGAAGAAGCCATGAGCCGCATCCAGCGGCAGTGGGACAACCAACCAAACTGAGGAAACTCAAATGTTCAAGAAAGCCGAACGCAAGCAGGCCAAGCTACGGCTGGCACTTGCCGGGCCGTCTGGATCTGGCAAAACCTATTCAGCTCTCCTCTTGGCCATGGGCCTGGGCGGGCGTATCGCGGTAATCGACACTGAGCACGGCAGCGCATCGCTATACGCGGACCTGGTCGACTTCGACGCAATGGAGCTGCATGCGCCGTATTCGCCTGAACGCTACATTGAGGCGATCGTGGCAGCTGAACAGGCAGGCTACGACACGCTGATCATCGACAGCTATTCGCATGAGTGGACCGGATCCGGCGGATGCCTTGAGCAGAACGAGACAGTTGCTCATCAGAAATTCCGTGGTAACACCTGGGCAGCCTGGAACGAGACCACGCCGCGCCACCGGAAGCTGACGGACAAGATCCTAACCAGCTCGATGCACATCATCTGCACCATGCGCAGCAAGACGGAGACCGTCCAAGGCGAGGGCAAGAAGATCCTCAAGTTGGGCATGAAGTCCGAGCAGCGCGACGGCACCGACTACGAGTTCACCGTGGTGCTGGACCTTACCCACGACGGCCATACCGCCACAGCCAGCAAGGACCGGACGAAGCTGTTCGACCAGCCAGAACTGATCGGCGCAGACACCGGCCGCCGCCTGTTGGCCTGGCTGAACTCTGGACTGAACCCGGAAGACAGGGCCAAGGAGCAGCTGGTAGACGCGCTCGCCGACATCGCAAATGCGCCGGATATGGCGGCGCTTGAGTCCGCCTACAACGCAGGACGCGTCATCGTCCACGGATTCGACAACCTCAAGCCTACCCTGGTCGCCGCAAAGGAGATCCGCAAGGCTGAACTGAACAAAGCGAGGCAGTCAGCATGATCAGCATCCTACAGAACGAAGTAGAGCGCCTTCGGCCAGCATCGAACGAGCTGAACTCCCTGACCGAGCAGTTCCTGGCCGCCGGCGGCAAGATCGAAGAAGGCCCCGCCAGCGGCTATATCCCGAAGCCGATCACGTACAGCACGCAGATGCCACCTGCGCCGAAACCATTCGTTCGGCGCCGAGTTGAGCCTTTCACACCTCCGCCTCCCACTCCGCTTGAGATCAGGCAAGAGCAACGCCGTAAGCGAGT